ATTTGTTCTAGTTTATATGCATTCATAGCATCTTCTCTATTTTCATGAAGTTTCACTTGAGTAAAACGATTTGCTTTTGAATCCCATTCTTTATCTCTAGTTTCCCACTTATCAAATCTACAAAATCTATCCTCTAGTGTAAAAAGTAAACCATTTTCACTAGCAAAAGATATTAATTCTTGAGACAGTTTTTTTACAAAAGGAACTTCAGCATGATAAGTTTTAAATAGTTTATCTGCTTTCGCTTTATCTAAATTTAATTCCTTTTGTAGTTTAATTTTACCCATACCGTAGAATAAACCAAGATTAATTGTCTTTGCTTGTTTACGTGGTATATTGGCCATGTCAGCAACAATCTGGTGAAAGTCTGCACCTTCTTTGTTAAACTCTTCTTTTAAATTTTCAGTTCCTTCTAAACCAATTTTTAATGCATAGTGCACTACAATACGTGGTTCTTGTTGTGAATAGTCAAAGCTACCCCACTCACATCCAACTTCTGGTATAAATAACTCTCTCATTTTCTTACCTATAAAACCTTTTGATGGTATCTGTTGTAAATTAGGATTGGACATTGAAAATCTTCCTGTAACAGTCCCACCCGCATCTGATCTTATTTGATTTATGTCAGCGTGTATTCTTTCATTGTGCACAAAACCAAGTAACCCATCAACAAATGTATTTTTAGCTTTGTCATATTCTCTAGCTTTTGCAACAAATCTTAAAAATCTATTCTTATGTTTTGACAAATAATCTTTTGGTAGTTTAGGCATTTCTGATTTAGGAGTAACTTCATAGTCATCTATATTTTGATTTTGTAATAAATGTTTTATAGAAGACGCTGCCCATATTTGAACGTCAATGTTAGTTTTGTCTTTTATTATTTTGAGTAATTTATCTCTACGTTTTTCTAAAAATTCACCAAATAGTTTAGCTTTTTGGACATCAATTCTAACCCCTTTAAACTTCATGTCAACCAAACAAGGAAATAATTTTGTTTCCATTTCAAAAATATTTCTACAATTTTTTTCTTCAAGTATGATATAATTACCGTCTTTATCTTTTACTTTTTTTCCTTTTTCATCCTCTTCAAACCTAGTGTATAAAATTCTATCAAGTTCTCGATTAAACTTTTTCCATAATCTTAAAGTTAGGCTTACGTCTTGTTTTGCATATTCTTTTGCAATAGAAGCAGGTATTCTATGCATATTTGTTATTGGGTCTTTAATCATACCTTTAGACCATTTTAATACTTTTTCTTGTAGATCCCATTTATATTTTGTGTCTTTTAAATAATCTTTTGACAAGGCATCTAATGAGTATTTAAATCTATTTTCATCAATGACAGAAGCTGCTATCATAGTATCTACAATACGGCCTTTCATTTTTTTACCAGTTACAGCTCTAATCCAACAAACATCATACATTGCATTGTGAAATACTTTTGTAATTTTTTCATTTTGAAATATCTTTTCGTTTAAAACTTCCCATATTTTTAATTGTTTATCTAAAGATAAATCTGTATCAGAATGTCGTAGTGGAAAGTAAACAGTATCTTTATCTGTAGCAATAGCTATACCACAAATAAAACCATCACCTCTTATAGCACCTAAACCTTTTGTTTTAAGATTAGGATCGTATGTTTCTATATCAACAGCTACTGTATCAATATTAGTTAGATCTAAGTCTTCTGGTGTGTTACACATTATAATCCCTTTCTAATATCATTTCTAAATAGTGTATCGCTTTCTTAATATCTTCTTCTTTCCCTTTCGCAGAATGTCTGCATATGTATTTAATAGCATTTCCTTCTGCAAAAAGCAATTGATTCTCATTTATAAACTCTGCAGGTTGTATGCGAAAATTTTTGTAGTGATTCCCACCGTGTTGTTTATCTAAAGATGTGTATCCTGTTCCTTTAAATATACTTTTATCTGTCATGTCGTTCTCCTAATGTGTATCTGTCTTGTGATGCTATTGTCCAACAGTCTATTCTTCCTCTACTATATGCTACATACTTTAAACGAACTGTTGTAAAATAATCCTCTGGTCTTGTGCAGGTTAGATCTACGATAACATTATCATAAGTTAAACCTTTAACTGTATGTATGTTTGCATAGTGCACTCTTGCTTCACCTTCTGTGTCAACACCTTCTCTTATTAAATGATTTATATATTTAATTTTTTCTGGATCAGCTTTTGATTTTATCCGAGTGTGATAAAAGTCGCTAAAATCAAGGCTTTCTGAACGTAAAAATTTTCTACTAATTAACTCATCAATTGTGTATTCTTTGTTAATCCAATCTTCAAATGTAGCTTCTCCTTTGCCTCTTACAATAACTTGTTGACCCATATAGGTCCAAAACTCTTTTATTTGTTTTAATGAAACAGGTTTACCTTTTACAAACTCTGGCCAAAGTTTATGACACCTTATTTCTTTTTTAGATACGTAAGGATCATTTCCTACATGACAAAACTCAATACCATGATAATGTAAAAAAGCTCTAATCCATTTGCCAGAAGGCGTACCTCTATAAGTAAATAAAAAAGTTTCTTTTGTATTTTTTATTTTATTTAACAAAGTCTCCATTGCCGAACAATTTGTGGTTAAACTTGGTAAATAATAATGATTACCAATAATACCTTCAGCAGGTTTCCAAACCCTACTATATTTATAATGATCCCAAATAGGTCTTATAATTTCTTTACAAAGATTATTTATAGTCTTTCCACATCTTAAACCATCTTCAAGTTGTTCTGCATTTTTTGAAAGTTCATGAAAATAATTTGCATCTGCTCCAGCAAATTCAAATATAGTTTGATCTGCATCACCTACCATGTAATATTCTTTTACATTCGTAGACATTTTTTTTAAAGCTTGTAGCTGTCGAACGTTACTGTCTTGAGCTTCGTCGACAATTAACACATCTATATCAGGTGCTACAGCATCATCAATAAACTCTTGTATCATATCATTGTAATCACATACCTGTTCAACTCTTTTATACTCATCATATACTTCTTTCATCTCTTCAATAAGTTTAAAGTTGTTGTAAGGATAATAACTAAACCCTGCATCTTTTAAAGAATACCAATGTTGTTTTATTGTTTTGCCTTTACCAAATGCATCATTTAAAAATCTAAAAAATTTATGTTTATCATTATCAAACTCCGATTGAGTTACTCTTTGTCTTTTAAAACCAGAGTTTCTAGTACATAAATTTAAATAATCTTTGTAACTACGAAGTTCTTTTTTAAGAAGTTTACTTCTACAAAAAGCATGTATTGTACAAATTTTATATTTAAAAAATTTCTTTTTTAATCCTTTTTCTTTTATCTCTGGTAATTCTAATATAGCTTCTTTTAATTCGTCAGCAGCTACATTTGTGTGTGATAACATAATTATTTTCTCTGGTTCAAATTTTTGTGCTAAAAGTTCTTTATATTTTTTTGTCAAAAACTTGTGAGTTTTTCCTGTACCTGGAGGACCTGCTATAAATTTAGGAGTCATTTGTAATTAGCCTTTCTTCTGTTATTTCTTGTGCTTCACCTTCTATAATTAAATCATTATTATCTATGTTAAAATTTTCAATCTTGTAAGATGTGCACGATTTCTCGTTGTGTTTACCTCTGTATTTTTTAGCTTTTAAAATTTTTTTACATTTTAAAACAAGATCTACTCTTGCTAAACTAACTCTTTTATCAACTAAAAATTCATCAAACTTATTTAAATTAAATTCAAGACTATTATTTTTTAAATTGTAATAAGGTAAACCAAAATCTGCTAATTCTTTTTTATTTGTATACGCTTTATGTTTTTCAATGAAAGACTTAAACCAACCTATAAATCTTATGTCCTCACTTGACTCTGGATCGTAATCTGTAGCTTTAGTTCTAGCTTCAAATTTTGCTTTCATCATTTCTATAAATTCTACTTCTTTCATAAGAGGTAAGAATACTGCTACCTGTTTCATTACTTCATCATAAAAAATATTTTTCCTCATTAACTGAGGACCCTCAACTGTAACTGTCTTTTCTACTTTTTTATCTTCTTCAATTGTATAGATACTTACAAAGTATCTATCACTTCCATACTCTACAATATCTCCAATATGTTCGTGTACTTCCTCACTATTCTTTTTAATGCCAATCCAACTAAATAAATCAGATACATCTTTTTTATTAACATTTAAAATCTCTGCTAGTTTTGGAATTCCATATGTTTTATTAGCTTTTCTTCCTGTAGTTCCTTTTGTGCTTCTATCGCTAGCTTCTGAATCATTAGCTTGTATTGCTATTCTACTAACAAACTCATCTATTTCACTGTCTGTCCAATCAGTATTTTTAATTAAGATACCTGCTATAGCTGTACAGAAAATATCTCTTGATCCTGAATTTGGATAAATAATTGTTAAAGCAGTAGATAATGCTATTTTACCAATATCAATTTTTAAATTACCTGGATACTCATGTATATCTGAGTAGTCTTCCCATTCTGTTTTTTCTCCATTATTATTGTAATTAGATTCTGGAACAATTGTATATCTATCTGAACCATGTCTTAATTCACATATCATGTTTCCTTTTGGAAAATTTTTATATTTGTTTTCAAAGGTGGTAGGAAGTTTATATTGTATGAAATCACAAGATCCTTTCCAAAGATAGTGACTTTTAGGATTATTTTTTCTTCCAAAAACTGCTCCACAAGATTTTAAATAATATCCAACAAATCTTGTTACGGTAAAATTATCTATATCTAAATCAATATGATTATCTAGTCTTAGTGCTATCTGAGCGTTTGAGTGATTTGTTTTCCATTCTTCTTTCGTTAGTTTAAAATTTTTATCACCCCACTTAACTCTAGCTTTCTTTTGATCAGTGGGTATAATCACATGACCAAGGTCTAGCCAGTCTTCATATGTAATCGGTTTCTTTATAATCTCTTCATTCATAAGTTAAAAGTGGGCGACTCCACTCTCGCTTCAACGCCCACTACCTAGGATCTTATAAATTTAAAGATTTTTTAGTTTGTTCCTGAGTCTCAGGTTTTGCTTCAATCTCACCTTTACCTACAGATTCAGCGAAAGATTTACCCATGTCATAGATTCCTTTGTCTGTGACAGGACCAACCTTTTCAACATCCCAACCAAACCATGTTCCTTTGTCGTTAGACATCTGAACAGTCTTTAGTTTGTAAATGTGGCTATATGTAGGCGGTGTAAACAAACCGTTTTTACCTTGCATTTTTAAACCCATCATCATTGAGT